TATCCATCGCTTCCTCTTCCTCGGCCGCCTGCTCAGCATCTTCAACCTCAGCCTGCTCAGCATCCTCAACCTCAGCCTGCTCAGCATCCTCAACCTCAGCCTGCTCAGCATCCTCAACCTCAGCCTCAGCCTCAGCCTCAGCCTCAGCCTCAGCCTCAACCTCAACCTCAACCTCAGCCTCTTCCTCGGCCTCTTCCTCGGCCTCTTCCTCAGCCTCAATATCCTCGTCAGCCTCTACAGTCTCATCGTGATGTGAAGGCTTGCCTAGAACATATTGCGACCACGGAGTTGGAGAGAATATAGCAGGGACATTCGTATTGCGTGGAGAGATAGGCGCCGGCTCAAAGAGTGTCGTCTCTCCAAGTTCGCGAATATGAAGTCGTGGAGGCATCGACGGTGTATTCGTCTTTTCAACAACAACGTTCGGATTCGGATTACCTGTAGGAGTTTCCATCATTTCCAACGTCCTGTCCAGAATCTTATCGTAGCACGTTTGCATCTCGTTATGATTCCCTTTCATCGATGCGAGTGAAAGACGGAAAAGTTGGCTCGCAAAGTCGCGAAACGTGTACAGGGATTCTTGAGTATTCATTCGTATATCTATGAAATAGATGTACGAATGGTGAAAATGCGTCAATTTTTGGCACGACTTAGTAGGAAACAACCAGTGTTCCAAACAAAAATAATACAATTGTAGTTATCATAGCCTGCGGCGACGCATAGGATGAAATACACTGTGTGAGAAGAAACCATCCTAATCCATAGATGCTATCACCAACCAATGCTCCTACTGATACTTCTTTCGTATAGCGTTGGAAAAAATCAATATATCGTGTAAACGGCGGTAATTTTTGTACAATCAGATAAAACAGAAAATCGCCAATCCATTGGACAGCAAAGAACAGCAATAGTCGGAGACACCAATCTGTTACTGTATTTGGAGCAGGATTTCGGAATACCATAGGAATAATTGCGAGAGCAATTAAAAATAGGAAGGTACTGTAAATATAGTCACCGAACGCAACAATCGCAAACGGTACTTTTGTCGGATCGTAATATTCTTGGACTGTTTTTGCCTTTAGAACACGTGGAAAGATTGCGTAGGTGATGGGTTCGTAGATAGCATATGCGGCTGTCCACGCAAGCAATGTCGATAGAGAGAATTCCCAAATGCTTGTACTCATATTTCTTACTATGTCTTCGGAAATTATGTGTTACACATGCTGAATCTGCATCGCCCATTCTACCGTCGCTTCCTTCGACTTAACCGGTTTGCTACGGCGTAGACGCAATCCCTGTGCTCCAGGTGCGTTGTATTTATGCTGAATATCGTTACGAATGAAGACATTCTTCAGATTCTGGTCGTAGAAATCGACCGGCTTCGTATCCATCGTCTGAATAATGCTTACCATGGGCGGTGTGAGTACATCAATACGTAGACGCTTCTCATGAAGGATTGAGCGGTATTCCGCAATATCCATCGATCCACCAAAAGAACGCAAGACCTCACGAGGCGGTGCGGGACGAATACCCTGCGGAGACCCTGCGTCGATCTCCGCATCCTCCGCATACAAACTATTCAGCAATGCGTAACGCTCCCATTGTACGTGATTGTCAATCTTCTCACGGAAAAGATACGCAACCGCACACTCTGGCGAGCAGAAATTACCGTACATATGCCAAATCTCATCCAAAATATGGCTCGGAATTGCGACCGGCGAAGAATGGAACATATGGCAGCACCAAAAGCAGTTAATATCCGTCTTTTCAGGGAGACGCTGGTAACGATTGTTATCTTGGAATAGCACCATGAGTTTCTCCGAATAGTTGCTCGGAAGTTTGGACTTGGTTGTCGGCTCTGGTGTGGCTGCTAATTTCGCCTGGACAATATCACTTTCCACACCCGCACCTTCAGGAATACCATCCAGATATGAGAGTTCGTTAATTCCATTATCATAGGGTTTTGGTACATCTGGGATCGCCGGATCGTACTTGAGTAGATTCGACGCTTCAAAGTTCACAGCAGCCGTGGACACCGGCAAATGCGCAATCAATGGACGCTGTTCCGAAAGAAACGAGCCCGTGATTCCCGCTGGCGATACATGTGCAACGACCGGTGGTGTTTTCTTTGATGCTCGTGGTTTCTTCTCCTTCGGTTCGGCGGTTGTCTTCTTCGCACGTGAACTCATTTTAGTGTTCCTATGTGTCGGATACTTTAGACTAAAGGGCGAGAACCCCCTTCCTAGGCTATGCGATTTTTAGACCAATCTACATTTAAAAAACTACAGTCTATATATAAATGGCTGACCGTCTAGAAGTGCTTAAAGAAAAGTATCCTAGTGAGACAAAAGCTATAACGAATAAAAACTATATTCCACTCACACAAATTAGTTTGTCTATTATGGCAAACAAAAACGTTGCGGAGTTATATGATCTGTTGAATGCGAAAGGACTAGCACAGGTCAATAAGGACGGTACTCTCAAAAAGGCATGGTATAACTTTTTTGGAGGCCGTAAGAATACACGAAATGGACGTAAAGTCAGCCGAAAACAACGTCAGACGAGACGACGCCGTTAAGATCCCGACATTTAATATGTTTGTAAAGTTTCACAATAAAACTTTACAATAATTGTAAGGCCATTTTAAGGAAATGCCGTCGGCCACAAAAAAGGCACCGCGTATTGAAAAGAAAGCCTCTTGTATTCGGTCAGCTACGACAACTGTCAAATTACCACGCTCCCAACAAATCAATTCATCATCGTTTGATTCTTCATTAATCAATCCCGAAATGAGCGGTAAATATACAGCTCTCGTAAAAAAAATCAAAGAACTCGATGCTCTCGACCGTCGTGACCACGGTACACGTTTCAAGCACTTTATCTTTACGGATATGCGTGACGGAGCGAAAGCTCTCGCCGCCTTTATGGTAGCAGGCGGCTTTGACTTCCAGATGAAACATGCCCCGAAATTCATTATGCGAAAAGGCGAACGTATAGAAACCAAAAAGGGCGACACAGTCTTATTGGTTGGTGAACCGGCACGCCACGGAAACAACGGATTTGTAATGCTTCAATCGGCTCCGCTTTGGAAAAATCCGCTCGCAGTCTCAACGAAAAAAGACATTCTTCGTGTCTTTAATTCACGACCGGACAACGTACATGGTCAACTACTGCGTATAATAGTATTGGATTCAAAGTACAAAGAAGGTATTGATTTATTTGATGTGAAATATGTCCATTTTGTGGAACCGCCTCTTGCGGAATCCGACTTAAAACAGGCTCTTGGTCGTGCGACACGCTATTGTGGGCAGAAAGGTCTGCGATTCATGCCGAACCGTGGATGGCCGCTCGAAGTCTACACCTATACAACTGATATTCCGAGCCGTGCTCCTTTTACGAGTAACGAAAGCGAACAGCGTCTTGACGCACATGACTTAGTTCTTAAATATTCCGGTATCGATCTAGGCTTCTTACAGTTAACGCAGCAAATTACTCGAGTCGCAATAGCATCGGCGGTGGACGCTCGTCTGAATCGCCATATCAATACGAAAATCACGGTTCAGTTGGGCGGAGGTGTGCGTATTAAAAAATGCTTCCGTCGCCAATCACAGCACTTTCCATTTTCCAAAACTCGTATGATGCGTGTTGCGTCGCAAATGGGGTTGGCTGCTCCCAAAAAGGCCAAACGGGAATTCTTTTGCCGTTTAATGGATACTAATAAAGACTATCGTGCTGCGTTGTTGAAGCCCGCAACACCCAAACGGGTTCCTGTGCCGATTCCTGAAAAACGTGTGGATACACTGATAGAGATTGCTGAGAAGGGATTTGACGATTTCCAAGAGGGGATTACAGAAATGTTTAAAAAATATACGTGGAAACGGCCGGTGTTGGAGAATGGTTGCGGTGAGTCTGCTCCCGCTGTTGTTGCGAAACCTCGTGGTACACCCGTGACCTTCAATCCAACACAAGATTTTATACGGCATTATTTGACTCCGTCAAGTCCATTCAAGGGATTGCTTGCGTGGCACTCCGTCGGAACAGGAAAGACATGTACTGCGGTTGCTACCGCAACGAGTAGTTTTGAACAGGCCGGCTACCAAATTCTATGGGTCACACGCAATTCGCTCATGTCCGATGTATGGAAAAACATTTTCGGAACGGTGTGTTCCATTCCTGTATTGGAAAAACTTAAAGCCGGCGAGGTCATACCTGATGAACTCGTGGATCAGAAAAAAATGCTATCGAAAGCATGGCTACAACCTGTCAGTTATCGTATGTTCCAAAATGCGATGGAAAAGAAGAACGAACTTGGTCGGCGACTCTATTCACGAAATAGCAAAGACCCTCTTCACAAAACATTCTTAATCATTGATGAAGTCCATAAACTCTACGACGGCGATTTACTTCCGACAGAAGCCGCAGACTTTGATGTAATTCAATCCTATATTCACGCAAGTTATAAGACATCTACAGAAGCCTCCGTGCGTGTTCTTCTCATGTCCGCAACGCCCATTACAGAAAGTCCAGACCAACTCTTTGGGATATTGAATACATTGCGAACCAAGGATTACTTACCGTCATTTACGGAGTTTCGTGAACGATTCACGGAAGACAATGCTATTACAGAAGAAGGTCAACGATTTTTTGAAGAACGAGCGAAAGGTCTCATCAGTTATTTGAATCGTGAATTTGACCCAACGACCTTTGCTCAACCAGAATTTCATACAATTCGTGTTCCACTTGGTGAAATGCGTATGCCGACCTTGGAACGTTTAGCGGATGATTGTATGCGAAGTATTTCTAACTGCGATGAAAAGGATGTAGAGGCGTTGGTGCGTGATGTTAAAAAGAACGATATGACGGCTCGTGAATACAAACGCAAAATTTCTATGATACGGAAACAGCATAAAACACGGAAAGCGTCATGCGTTAAAAATGCGATTCGTGCTGCAAAAGGATGCTATATGAATCAGAAAAAAACCTATACCTTGCGGAATAAACACAGCCAAATAGTCGCTCTTGAATCGTGTTTCGGAAAACCTATCGCACGTCCATTTATACCGTTCGCCGAGTTCAAGGATGAAATACAACGCCGTATAACACCGAGTGTCGGCCGTGAGAGTATTGAGAGTACGGGGGCGGTGCGGACACCCGTGCGTGGCGGTTTAAAGACAGACCTCTAGAGTCTCATTGTGTAGGTGGAACGCCTACATTGGTTTCATCGTCTAGTTGGTTAGGACGTAGGATTCTGATTCCTGCAATCTAGGTTCGATTCCTAGTGGAACCACTCATGTATTTTTCAAAGTATTCAATAGATTGAAAAATATAACTATTTGTATTCCATTACTTATCCTGTGGGATGCGACGATATGCCTTCATATCTTGACTGTAAACAATATTACGGGATCCATACGCTTCGACAACAACACCGTCTTCAATGACAAGATTGTCGGCGAAATAATTCGGTGTCATAATCGCATAATAGTGAATATCTCCGCCTATACCGTACTGAACAACTTTATCAGAGTGTTTTGCCAGTTGACGTGGCGTTATCCAGTAGTCGTCACCTACATGTATAAGATGGTCTGGTGAGAGTTTCACATCGTGAGATGGCACATTCTCTGCAAAAGCGTGTGCTAGTACGTGAAACGGTGCTTCAACACTTTCTACATTATAATGCTGCGAGTGATGTATGTGCTTAATCATGACGTTTCGGCCATCCGCAGTTGTAACATATCCGAATTTCTCAAGGTCTTCAACGGGAACATGCCCGTTGGGAGTCAACACACGTGTACCTTTGGTCATACAAAGCGCATTGGAGGCCGGATATACATAAAAGGTATACGGTATTACATCCGGTATAAGACTACTTAAATCAAATCCGTTGCTGTAAACGCCCGTGGGAGGCACAGGTGTCGGATTACCAGTTACATATGCTATACGCCATGACGTATAGGATCCTAGATTACTACCCGACTCAACATTTGCTGTGTCGACTAAAACAAATGTATTTATTTGACTACCAATTGTATTGCCATTATGGGCAACCGCATCTGTGTAATTATCATAATAATAAATTGATCTGGCACCACCCACAGGATTTAAAAACTCGTTCATAGGCCCCACAAGAAGGCGCGGAACGCTGGTCGTATTGCGTGTTCTGTGAGAAAGACCTTCATTAAATACAAACGCAGTATTTGCTACAATCGGATAGGAGGTTTTATCGACTATAAATTCGCCAGGACTACTATTGAGATAGACTAAATACGTATGTTCAAATGTACTGGATCCAGAATCTATATGCGGAGCAGTATCGCCCTTAATCCAACGCATGGGAATCGTGGATACATTTGTCATATCCAGTCCAAGACGTTCATGGAGCGCATTCCGGATTGTATCGGTTAGTGTAATATTGAAATAGACTACGTTGGAATGTGTATCGACTCTCGCTTTCGCTGTAATAACTTCGGGCAGGGATAGCAAAAATTCAATATCTTCAATCGAAAATATATTTGTAAGCCTGGAACTCATTCTATATACTGGTCTATTCCTTATATTTTCTCTTCGAATAAACCGGGTTGGATAGTCTGAATATCATTCGTTTTGAGAACATATTAGACTGCCGGTCATTTCATTCCGGCAGTCTTTCGCCAACGTGTCATATAAAATACCCATTAGGCTAAAAATTGATATCTAGCAGATGGTTTAATATGAAACGCATTTCTTTTAAAGTATGGGTCAATATTATCTTGCGGTTCTTCTTGATGACGCTGGAAAGATTCTTCGATGGGTATCCCCACGTGGTATGAAACTTATGGAACATGCGTACTTGGATGATTCGGTTGTTAATAGTTTTGAATACTGTCTAAATCCTACTAACAAGTATTTCAAGTCACGTGTTGTGTGGGCGGGCGATTACGCAGATAATGAACAGGACAGCAACGAAAACCTCTATAAAATGTGTGTAGAACGAACGGATTTGGAAGCCGTACTTCCGATTGAGTCTACGAGATCGTTTCCGTTTCTTGTGAACCATGATAAGAAACAGTTCGTCGATAAGCGTAAATCATCTTCAATGATTCATCCGCTTCCACTTCTGACGTGCGAAGGAAATGGACGTGGTGGCGGTGACTTGGATAGCAAGAGTCCGCTAATCGGTTCTTGGGCACGTGATCATATTTCGATTGAATGTGCTGCTCCTGACAATTATTCCGAGCTTATCTTTGATTTGTCGGATTAAGGGCGTATCCTCTATCTTAGAATTGTATTTTTGATTCTAAAGTATTCTTGGAAGGGGAGATAGGACGAGGGCTTTGCCCCCCTTAGTCTAAAGTAAATGAGCCTTTTCTTCCCTTAAGAATGTCCGTGGTTTGGACGGAGAAATATCGTCCGCAGAAATTGTGTGACATAAAAGGTCACCGTCGTATTAAACAACTATTTGAACGTGCTGTAAAGCATGGTTGTCGTGGATTTCCGCCAACCATCTTGTACGGTCCTCCTGGCACCGGCAAAACCTCCATTGCATTGGCTCTCGCAAACGAAGCCTATCCTGAGGTATCACCAGCCATATCTACACTGTATTTGAATGCGTCCGATGAACGTTCCATTGAGGTCATTCGTGAACGTATTCTTCAGTTTACGCAGACGGTTTGGCCTGGCGTGAGTCGCAAGTTTGTGATTTTTGATGAAGTGGAAACGATGACAGAGCCCGCTCAAGCATCACTGCGTGCTTTATTGGACGATGTCGACCGTGAAGGCCATATTCATTCACCCCTCTTTTTGTTTCTATGTAATTCCTTGTACCGACTTCATACATCGCTACGTTCTCGTTGCGTTGCTCTGTTCTGCGGGCACGTTCCGATTGTTCACATTCGTGATACACTCCAGAGTATTCAGTTAGCAGAGGGTATTTCGCCTGAAAAGATTCGTACTCCGTCCGATATTACCTTCCGTATTCAACGTGGCGATTTACGCTCCTTCATATCTGCTCTTCAGTTTGAAAAAGAGTTTAATACATGGGATACATGGTTTGAACGACTTCGTACAGCCGGTAAGGGTCGTACAATTTATGTATGGGAAGACGGTCTCCGCCAAACACCGTTTTGTATTTTGATTCGTCACGTCTTTTTGATGATGACGGATTATGGATATTTTAAGCGTGATGGAGTGGCGAAATTTGTAGATGCGTGTCTGGAAGTACAGGACGCACCTATTTCAACTATTCTTGCGACGATTCCGACGTTGTGGGAGACGATTGTATCGGGCTAACAAAATTGACGGGCGGGCAAGGGTGGGGCACGACTCTTATAATTCCCTACAATGACGTCCGCTGCTCAGTATAAGAAACATACCCATCGTGAACACATTCTTGAACTTCCGGATACGTATATTGGTTCCGTAGATACGGTGGCGGAGTCCCGTTGGGTCTACAATACGGAGAAAGGCAACCAGGAATGGCGTCCTGTTCGCTTTTGTCCTGGCTTTCTTAAACTCTTTGACGAGATTCTCGTGAATGCTCTTGACCATCGTGTCCGCCAGACGGGACGTATGGCGGGCGGACTCACAGATGGGCATCCCGTCAAACATATTGACGTTTCCTTTACGACAAAGGATATTACTGTTCGCAATGATGGCGACGGCGTGCCTGTCGACAAGCATCCTGAGACCGGTCTATGGGCTCCTGAACTCATCTTTGGTAATCTTCTGACCTCGTCCAACTACGATAAGTCTGAGGAGAAGGTTGTCGGCGGTAAGAACGGCTACGGTGCGAAGCTTACGAATATCTTCAGCCACCAGTTTCGTGTCGAGACGGTCGACCACCGTCATAAGAAGAAGTACATTCAGACGTGGTCGTCCAATATGTCCGTCATTGGAACGCCGACGGTGACGGCGTGTGCGGCGAAGCCCTACACGGAAATCAAGTACACGCCAGATCTGACTCGGTTTGCGTGGGGCGGTGCGGCGTCTCCCACGGAGATTCCTGCGGACATGCTGGCGATTTTGGCGACCCGTGTCGTCGACGCAGCGGCGTGTGCGGGCAAGGAGTGCCGTGTGACGCTCAATGGCAAGGTCGTTTCAACGAATACCTTTCCAAAGTACATCAGCCTCTATCTCAACGACGATAGCGATAAGGCGAGTGATGTGACGGGCAGCGAGGATGGTGGCAAGGCGTCAGGCGGTAAGCGAGTCGCCTACGAGAGTGCGGGTGAACGCTGGGAAATTGGTGCGATTCTCACGCGTGACCTACATGGTGATGCGCCACCGGATGAACGCCATATCTCATTCGTCAATGGTATTGCGACACGTCGTGGCGGCAAGCATCTGGAGCACGTGTCCAAAACGGTGCTCGGAATGTTTTGCGAAGTCGCCAAGAAGAAGGCAAAGCTGGATCTCACGCCAGCTCTGCTCAAGGACTCCGTTGTCTGGTTTATCAATTCTACGATTGTCAATCCGTCGTTTGATACGCAGACGAAGGAGACACTCACCACGCCGGCGAGCAAATTTGGTTCACTTCCTACAATTTCTCCCAAGTTTGTGGAGTCGCTCATCAAGATTGGTCTGCTGAGCGAAGCACAAACACTGATGGATGCGAAGACCGCACGGGATGCGAAACGTACGGACGGTAAGAAGAAGTCGACCGTACGTGGTATTCCGAAACTTGAGGATGCGATTTGGGCGGGTACCGCCAAATCTTCGGAGTGTACGCTCATTCTTACCGAGGGAGATTCCGCTGCAACCACAGCAATTTCCGGCCTCAAGGTTGTTGGTCGTGAGGCGTACGGTGTCTTTCCGCTCAAAGGTAAGATTATGAACGTCAAGGATATTTCCGTTGCGAAGAAGACGGCGAATACCGAGCTTACGCATATCAAACAGATTCTTGGTCTGGAGGCCGGCAAGATCTATACGAATACGTCGCAACTCCGTTATGGCCGTGTTATGATTATGACGGATCAGGACGTGGATGGGTCGCATATCAAGGGGCTGCTAATGAATCTGTTCCACACGGATTGGCCGTCTCTGCTCCATATTGATTTCCTCTGCTGTCTGATGACACCGCTTCTCAAGACGACGAAGGGCAAGACGACTCTCTGTTTCTATTCGGAGTCCGAGTATGAGGCATGGCAGCGTACGCAAAGTCCCGCAGAACTACGTGGCTGGAAGTCCAAGTATTACAAGGGATTGGGTACGTCTACGGCGGTGGAAGCCCGTGAGTACTTCGCCAACATGAATACGGTCGAGTACGTCTGGGACGAGGTTTCGGACAACTCAATTGACCTCGCCTTCAACAAAAAGCGTGCGGACGATCGTAAGACGTGGCTAGCGTCCTACGACCGTGAGCGTCATCTACCGGTGAAGGCCGGCGGTGCGAAGGTCAATTACAGTCGCTTTGTACACGATGAACTTATTCACTTCAGCAGTGCGGACAACATTCGTTCACTTCCGCATGTTATGGACGGACTCAAGCCGTCGCAGCGTAAGATCTTCTGGTCGGCTTTGAAGCGAAATCTTACGTCTGAAATTCGTGTAGCTCAACTTGCGGGCTATGTATCTGAGACCGCCGCTTATCACCACGGCGAAGCATCGCTCACCGGTGCGATTATCGGCATGGCACAGAATTTCGTCGGTTCCAACAATCTTAATCTGCTCGCTCCGAATGGTCAGTTTGGTACGCGTCTGATGGGTGGCGACGACTCCGCTTCGCCCCGTTATATTCATACGCAACTGATGCCAATCGTACGTGCTCTCGTAAAGAAGGAGGACGACGCAGTTCTCCGCTATTTGGATGACGACGGTCTGGCGGTAGAGCCCGAAACGTACTATCCTGTTGTTCCTATGCTGCTTGTCAACGGCTGTATTGGTATCGGTACGGGATTCAGCACCAACATTATTCCCTACAATCCGTCGGATCTGGTGGCGGCTCTCAAGCTGCGACTGAGTGGCGGTATTGCGAATCTGACGGGGCTGGAGTTGACGCCCTGGTGGTTCGGATTTAAGGGTCGTGTCATGGCGGGAACTGACTCCAAAACGTGGGTTACGAAGGGTATCTACGAGTTTGTCAACGATGATACGGCGATTATTCGTATCAAGGAACTGCCGATTGGTTGCTGGACGAAGGATTACAAAGTCTTTCTGGACAACATGCTCACGGAGCAGGAGGAGATTCGCAATGCGTACGTTGCAGCATGTAAGAAGGCTAAGGACGACAAGGCCTCGGTGCCACCGAAGCCTACGATTTGGCTGCGTGGCTATGAGGAGGCGTACAATGATGTTGACGTTGACTTTATTCTCCAAATGGATCCTGAATACTATCACGAGGCTCGGGCATATACCGCTGAGTTTGAGGCACGGTTCAAACTTACGACGCAGTACAAGACGACGAACATGGTTGCGTTTGACACTGATGGTACCATTCGTCGTTTCGGAAGTGCTGGCGAAGTTCTTGAGCGGTTCTACACGACACGTCTTGGGATGTACGGTGTTCGTAAAGCACATGAACTCGGTCGTCTTACGGCCGAGATTACGGAACTGGAGGCACGTCTGTTGTTTGTCCGTGCGGTCATTTCAGGATCGCTTGTTATTGCGAATGTAGATGATGGCGTTCTCTTTGAAGCTATGAAGAAACTAGGACTTCCTACATTGTCGGATGCGGATGCGACGGATCTGCGGGGATACGAGTATCTTCTGCGGATGCGTGTAGACCGGCTCAAAGCATCGTCTGTTGCGGAACTCGAGCGTGACGTTGCAGCACAGCGTGAACGCAAGGAACGTCTCCTTGCGACGACAGCAGAGACGCTGTGGAGTGCGGATTTGGATGAGTTTCTCGTTGCGTGGAATGACTATACTGCGTGGCGAAATACGTCCTATGAGTCCGCAGCGACCGACGGCAAGGTTGCACCCAAGAAGAAGGCGGTGCGAAAAGCAGCGGTTGTAAAGAAATAGTATCATACAAAATTGATACATTCAGAGTAATTATTTTTTAATGTAGGTCTCTCTTCCTTTCATCATGGATGATCAAACTCTTTTAAGACATATTCAAGAACTCGAGGATAGGCTTGACAAGGCCGAAGCTCGTCTAATTACGCTAGAAAGGTCAATGTCAAGCTCAGACGCAGCAACGAGTGGTAATGATGCAGAAGATCTATTTGCGTCTGACCCTCGTGTCCATACGGCTCTCCTCAAGTACCATTCTCAGAATGCTGTAGTTTCATCAGAAAGTTTAGGTGGCAGCAGGAAAAAGACAGATGTCCGGTTTACATTTGATACAAATACGACCATGGGGTATCAATTGAAGAATTCTGATTCTCCTGGATACGCTGGACATCTTGGTCGCAAACCTCTCGAAGAGTATACGGCCGACGAGGAGTTGAGAACGACTCTTAGAACGTTTCTCTTGGAAGATAGGCAAAATCCTCAGATAGAGACACCAAACCCGTTCGCGATTGAGGTGGGTAAGAGGCTTATACGTGAAACTCTCCTAGGCCTTGAAAAGGAGTATGAACCTACGCATATGGTACACGTAGTTTCAGACCGCAACACGATCAAGCGTGTCTTTATTTGTCCTATACAGGTTCTTCTCAAGTACTTTGAGGACAAAGCCCATGTTGTATTCAACCAGGGCAAGAAAGGCATTAAAATCACACGTTCTATTACGCTAAGTCCTGGTATTACAATTCAGCGGCGGGGTAGCGAAGGATACTATCCTGATGGAACACCCAAGGGTCGTCCTGATGATATTCAGACAAAGATTGGAATTACGCAAACGTTGCTGTCCGATATATTTACTGAACTACCACTCGAGTAGTTTACTTACGCCACCGGCAGCCAACCAGATTTTTTGCCGCACTTCCGCATTTACGCGTCGTTGACCGGGTCTTTATGCCCTTACGGCAACTTACAAGCCGTTTACCGGCTCCCTTACATTTGGATACTTTACGTGTCGCACGACGAGTGGCTTTGGTGGACATATCTCTAGTATTCCTATCGGAAAAAATTGATAATTATTTCGAAAATTTGAATATTTGTTGGGTTGCTTTTCTTATTCTTACTTCTTACTTCTTACTTCTTTCTTCTTTCTTTCAAGATGTCTTCTTCTTTTGGTGTCAAGGGTTCCGATATTTATACAACAACCGAGTCGCCTCTTCTGGATCTGAGTGTCAAGTGCGTCCGTGGTACGGAAAATGCGGTACTCAGGACTGCGGTGAAGGAGGTGCTCGCTCTTAAGACGCCCGAGGCTGTCGTGGATGCGTTCGTGATGGCGTTTCACGCCCGCAACATCCGTGGCGGCAAGGGTGAGCGTCTCGTCTTCTACGATATGTTTCAGACGCTTGCGGGGGCACTTCCTTCTACAGCCATTGCTGTTCTGGATCTCATTCCTCACTACGGCTGCTGGGATGATCTCTTCGTTCTGGCCAGCAACATTAAGGCCGATGTGCCGCCTACAAGTCCGGCAGGGCTTCTCCGTGAAGCTGTTCTGGATCTGACGGTGAAGCAGCTCTGTGCGGATGAAGATGCTGAGAGCGGACTGAGTCTGGCCGCAAAGTGGGCACCGCGTGAGAGCCGCTACAAGCCGCTCGCACAGGCTCTCGCAAAGAAGCTCTTTCCGCGTGACTGGCAGTACAGCAGCCAGATGAAGAAGTACCGTCAAATGGTTGCGAAACTGAACGAGCGTCTCAAGACGGTGGAGACGCGAATGTGCGCTAACCGCTGGGACGAGATTGTTCCTGCGAGCGTACCTGGTCGTGCCGGCAAGGTCTATTCCAAGGCCTTTCTCAACCTGCCGTCGACGTACCGCTCCAAGGAGGGTGGTGAGACGGATGCGGACAGGACAGGCATGCGTCATCCCGACGACGAGATGCGGATGGCTTGCCGTGCGAAGTTCGAGGAGCACTATAAGAACGCAGCAGCAGGAAAGGCCAAGGTTCACGGTGCGGATACGCTCTTTCCGCACGAGATCATCAAGAACGTGTCTCATGGCGACCGTCTTGAAGATGCAGAGAAGGATCATCTTCGAGCTGTCTGGCGGTCGATGGTCGAGAAGGTGCGGGCGGCCGGCGGCCTCGGACGCTCCATCTTCATGTCGGACTTCAGCGGTTCCATGCAGGCGTCCTCCGTGGGCGACACGCCATACTGGGTCTCTATGGCTCTCGGTATGCTCGGTGCGGAGGTCTGCTCCGACGAGTTCAAGGATCTCATGATGACCTTTGACTCGAATCCCATCTGGCACCGCTTCAGTGCGGGCTCCGATATTTTCGAGCGTGTGCGCTCTATCGAAGAGAGCCGCATCGGTCAGGGAACCAGCACGGATTTCCAGAAGGCGATGGATCTCGTGCTTGAGACGCTCAAGGCGAAGCGGATGCGACCGGGTCAGGAGCCCGAGAATCTCATCGTTCTTACGGACATGGGGTGGGATCAGGCATGCTCGTCATCCGATGTGAGTCAGTACACCGGTCATCGCTACCGCCACGTCGTCAAGACAGCTCCCTGGCAGACGCAGGTGGAGATGATCCAAGAGGCGTTCAAGCGTGCGGGTGAAGATATGTGGGGCCCTGGCCAGGGCTTTACGGCTCCTCGCATCGTCATCTGGAATCTTGCGTCCTCCTACGCAAATGACCATCACGCCAAGGCAGACACGCCTGGTGTCGCAATGCTGTCTGGATGGTCGCCTACGCAGTTCGAGATTCTCCAGAAGGAGGGTCC